TTGTAGTTTTTCTAAATCCATAATTTATCCTTATATTCACTTCATTATAACATAAAAACAGTAAAAAGTAAAGTGTGGTTAAGAAGTTGTAACTGTAGTGCTTGAGGCACCTACAGGAGCAAAATCATATTTACTGTAATTGAAACTTACTGTTGTTGTTAGATATTGTACATCTGTCGCCTGTTGGTCATATTGTAACTCACCTATAGATGTAGGGTATAAATCTCTAAATCTGCACTCCACAATAGGGTTATTTTTACTTGTTAATACAATCAATGTTGCGTCAGAAAATACAGCACCTTGTTTTGTAGTTCCATATTTAACTTTACCTGGTTCACTTGATACTGCGTTTTGACCACCAGGAAATCGGTCTGCGCCAGCTTTTGCAAGATTACCATATTCTAAGTAATCTTCAGGAAAGCCTAGTCCTCTAATCCATCCATGTATCTCTTGGAAGTTTTCTAAATTCTCATCAACCAAAAAACTCATTGATAAAGTACCATATGTTAGTTTAGTACCAGGCATAGGTAAGTCAACAAAAGGTGTTGGTTGTGTTGTTTCACTAATTGTAAGTGAAGGCAAGTTAACACTTGTACAAAAGTATTCTACTTTAGGTAGTTTACTGATTTGAAACTTAAACTGCGTTGGTGACGCATAATCTAAACTTGTTGGTTGTCTTGCTAAACTATTTGTTATTGTCATTGTCGACCTCTGCCCAATCTTTTTCGGTTGCTAGTTTCTCTAGTTGTTTTTCTTTTTCAGTCAAAACAACTCTTTGTCTTTGTATATCCTCAATCTTTTTTTCAATAAACTCTAGTCTGTTTAGTTTATCAGGTGCCGTGATAATGGCAATGGTGGTTATAAGAGTAAGTAAACCTACTAACCACGCAATACTAATAATGTCTTTCTTATCCATATTTATATTTATCCATCTAGGAGGAGACCAAAAAAAAAGGGGACCGAAGCCCCCTTTTTCTATGTTTCTGTAAAAACAGATATTACATTAAGTTCGCAACTTGCGTTCTTTGGTAGTATCTGTTAGCGTTAGCAGAACCAGCACCGTTAATAACAGCTGCGTCACCAGTTCCAGCTTCAGCAAAAGGATTTGCTTGTAAGCCGTATCTAGTTTTGAAACCGATTTTCGGTTGGAAAGTATCTTGACCAACTGCTCTAACCATTTGTAGTGGTACATATGGACAGTAGAACATACCTGCGTCATAAGGTGAAGTACCTTTGTAGCCAACTACATAGTAGTGAGCAGACGCTGAGTTTGCACTATAAGGGTCAATGTACACTTTAAATCTACCGTTAAGAACACCAGCAAAAGTATTACCAGTATCGTCAACTGTTAGATTGTTGTTAAGAGCTGGAGTATAGTCTAATACACCTGCCATTTGAAGAGCACTTGCAACATCAGCTGAAGTAATGATAATGTTACCTTTACCTCTTCTTGTTCTTTGTGCTATTCTGTTTGCATCTCTTTCAAGGTTAAACATAAGACCTTTGAATCTTTCAACAGACCATCTGCCGTTTGAGTCAGTATCTAAGTCAAATACACCTGCTGTAGTAACACTACCTGCTGGTGAACCTTTTTCTGCGTTGATGTAGATAGTTCTAACTACTTCTCTGTTGATTTCCGCAAGGATTTCAGCAGATAGGATATTCGCAAGTTCTGTTTCAGCGTCTAAACCATGGATTGCTTTTAAGTCTTGAGCAAGTTCCATAGTGTATTCTGCTTTAAGAGCTCTTGATTTAGCAGTTACAGTTGACTTCTCGATTGAGAATGCCATTTCTGCAAAACTATTTCCAGAAGCGTCACCTAATGCTTCAGCAGCTGCTGTAGTCATTGCAGTACCTTTTGTGTAAGTACCGGCAGGTGAGTCGTTAAGAACCTCAGGGTTTGTGCCTGCATGAGCAGTAGTTGAGAAACCTTCTATAGCTGAACCGGCTTTGTTTCTGCCAGAAAAGTCTGTATCAGCTTCATCAAATAAAGCTTCAGTTCCGTTTTGTGCGTCATATCTACTTCTCATTGCAAAGATAAGTCCAGTTGGACCAGTCATTGGTTGTACACCAGCGATATCGTATGCGATAAGATTAGGCATTGCTCTTCTTACTAATGAAATCAAAATTGGATCCCAGTTAGAAATTGAAGCACCTGTTGAGTTAGTTGGAGCAGCTTCGCTTAAGAATGCTGAGTCCTCTTTCATTGCACGCTCTTGGTTTTCCAAGATTGTAGCAGTTACAGCTCGTTTGTAAGAATCACCGATTTTTGGTAAATCTGCGTGTTCTAAAACTGGCTGCCATTTTTTTTCGTGTGTTTCAGATAAATACATTTTTTATCTCTCCTCTATTATTTTATATTATTTTGACAATTTAATGTCTTTGGTTTTAGTAATAGCGGCGGTATAAGCAGCCATGCTTTTAGATAAATCAATTGTTTCACCAACTGAATCACCTACCGCTACATCATCAATGTCAGATGACACTTCTTTCTTAGCGCCGAAGTACGACTCTTTAATAGTCGAAATCTTTGCTCTGAAATCTGTTTCATTTGAATATTCAACCTCTTCAGCAAGTTTGTTGAATTTCTCCTTGGCAGTATCAGCTAAGTCGTCACTCATTTCACTTACGATTTGAGTAGCAGTCTTTTCTGAATTGCTTTTGTTAAGTTCAACATTCTTTTCGATTTCTTCATTAAGTTTCTTTTCTAATGAATCAATCTTAGAAGCTTGGTCTTCAAGTACATCATACTTTTCGTCTGGGACTGAAATATAATGTTCTTCAAATAGTTTCTTCATACCAGAAATGAAATCTTCAGCAATCTCGCCTTTGATTCCTCTTTCTAAAGCCAATTCGTTTTCTTTCATCCACTCTTCCACTACATATGCAAGGTAAGAGTCAACTTTTTCTACGAGTTCGCCTTTAGCTTTTTCTGATTCTGTTTTAAGTTTTTCTTCGTATCCAGCTTGCATTTTCTTTTTAGCTTCTTTAACTTTTGAGTTAAGAGCCGCTTCAAATATAGTTGCAGCCTTCGTTTTAAATTCTTCGGATAAATCTTCGTCCTTAACTAAAGCGTCAACATCAGCTGTGATATCAATTTTTTCGTCTTCTTCAACTACTTCAACTGCTTCTTCAGCTACTGCTTCATCTTCGTTAGTTTCTAATATTTCCTCAGAACCTTCACTTGCTTCTGTTTCTTGCTCTTCTTTAATCTTCGGCATTGCGTCAGCAGCGCCAGCTGATTTTTGTTGAGCGTCTCCAGAAACTTGCTTAGTCTTTTTTGTTGCGTCAGGATTAGAATCCGTAGGCTTAGTTACCGCTGGACCTAAATCCTCGCCCTCATTACTAAGGTGAGTAGGTTCAGCCGCCACAGCATTCTTTTTGGGAGCGTCTGCTGATGGATTAGCTTGCGCCTCTACCACTGCTTCTGCTTCTAACGCCTCAATCTTTTGTTCTGTTTCGGCCATTGAGAAATCTCCTCTATTTTTTAATTAATTAAAAAACTTTCGTTTCTAGTATTATTTATAAAACTAAAGTTTTTTAAGGAACGAATCAAAGATTTTTAGTTTAGCCTCATCTAAAGCTCTTCGTTTCGCTGTTCTTATTTCTTGTTTCCAGGCTTCTATATCCCTTTCAACAAGTACACCATTGTCCCATACCCACTCTTTTTGTTCCATAATGCCTTCTACGAAAGCGTCTGGAGCGCTTGGGTCTGCAACAATATCAGCCGCCGTTGCAAGGTAAAAGTCATCTTTTACATAGTTTGCACCGTTACGCTGTATTATTGACCCCATACCTCGACTAGACACTCCTAATTGAGCACCCTCATCTATAAGACCTTTTACAATCTTACCGTATGGTGTATCCATAATTTTTGCTTCTCCAATAAAGTTGTTACCATCTGGTGTTAAAGAGTTTATCATATGTGATACTCTCTCTAAGTTTACTGTAGGACCGTCTGGATGTCCTAGTTCGCCAAATGCTCTCTTTTTTTGGATGAATTCTTTATTGTATCTGTTCACTTCCTGTTCCAAAATTTCTTTTGGATACACTCTACCATTTCTATTCTTCATGTTTGATTGAAGAAAGATACCTCTGATTTTATATGACTTTTTGCCGTTAGTTTCTTCTACGAGATACTCGGCATTTTGTACTTCTTCGGAAATTAGTTTCATATGTTCTCTCTTTGTACCAACTATTTATACAAATTATTACCTAAACTCTACAATTATTGTGTAATTATCGCCACTTGCAAAGTCTTTTGTAGATAGTAGTACATCTCCTGTTGGTGTGGTTGCGTTATTTGGTATTTCATTTCCCGCTGGTCTTAAATCCCAATAACCTTGACCAGATAATATAACCATACTAGCGTCTGTAACTCCGTCCCATAGAAGCTCTATGGCAGATTTGTTATTAGCAGTATTGATTGAATACCATATCTTACTTAATTTTCTATTTGCGTCTTCGGTCATAAAAGTCAACTCTGAAGCGTCTATCTTTTTTACCAAAGTTTCGCCTGTACCATCAGATTGGTTTGTCATCTTTACAACAAATTTAACACCTGAAGTATCTGCTATTGTTTGTGTTGTTACTATGTCAGCCATTACTTGTATCCCGCTTCTTTGTGTGTTTCAATTACAAGATTATATTTTGTAACTGTATCATCACTATTTAAACTTATATCTCCGATAGGGTCTTGTAGTTTTACCTCATCTGGTTTTAAACCCCAATTACCTCTACCTGATAATTCTACTTTTTTGGTATTGTCATTCTTAAAGAAGACAGTAACCTTACCTGTGCCTAATATCTCAAATGCCATATTTGCAATCGAAACTTTA